AGGGCAAGCCAATAAAATAACTCAATATGTTGTTAAAAGCATCGTGCTGAAAATGCACGGTGCTTTTTTCATACCCAAATACCGCTGGCCCGGCGGACTACAAGAGGGGCCCACAACACCGGGACTGGCCGGAATAACAAGGATAGTGGAAAACAAGGAGGTAAACATCATGGCACTGGAATGGTTGAAAACCATCCTGGGGGACAACTACACCCCCGAAATTGACACGGCTGTTTCTCAGGAGATCGGCAAGAGTTTTGTGGCCCGTGCTGACTTCAACACGAAGAACGCCCGTGTCACGGAGCTGGAAACTCAGGTAACTCAGCTCAACGACACCATCAAGACCCGTGACACTCAGCTTTCCGAGCTGAAAAAGGCCGCCGGGGACAACACCGCCCTCCAGCAGCAAATTGACACCCTGACCCAGCAGAACAAGACCGACAAGGCCAACTATGAGAAAGAGCTGGCCACTGTCCGCCTGATGGCTGCCGTGGACACGGAGCTCACTGCTGCCGGGTCCAAGAACAACACCGCCGTCAAGGCTGTGCTGGCGGACTTCCTGACCGGGGCCAAGATCGTGGACGGCAAGGTCACTGGCAAGGACGGTGAGAACGCCGTCACCCTGGCCGCCAAGGTGGAGGCCCTGAAAAAGGACACCACCACGGACTTTCTCTTTGGGGACAGCAACCCCCAGCGGAGCGGCTGGAAACCCGGTGAGAATGGTGACGGGGGCAAGCCCGGCGGCGGGAAAAAGACATCTGAGATGTCCTATTCTGAGCTGACTGAGTACCTGGCCCAGAACCCCGGCGCAAAGCTGGACGAATGAAAGAGGTGTGACAATGCAGAACATCACGAAACCCCGCACAGTCTCCTTTGAGGAGGGGCTGCGAAACCTGGCCAGCCGCTTGACCGGCGTGGCCGTGGCGGACCTGCCCCGCACCCAGGAGGCCATTGTGCAGTTTATGGCGGAGAATGTCCCCAGCGTGAATGACCTGGCTGAGGCCGTCACCAAGGAGGTCATGGTCCGCCTGAGCGCTGCACAGGACCAGCCGGAGAACTCCGGCAACGATGAGGCCCCCGCTGAGGAGGCCGACACCAACAATGAGGCCCAGGAGCCCAAGAAGAAAAGCTCCAAGGCCAAAACTACTGAGTAAGAAAGGATGAATTGATTATGCCTAATAGCAAGTTTGATGCCAAGAGCTTCAACCCGGAGGCGTTTAAGTACATTGCGGACCGCATCCCCCGCACCCGCCTCAACGAAATCCGCAAGTCCAAGGTGCTGGCCGGTAACCCGGACATCCGGGCCGTGTTCACCACCCAGGACGGCACCGGCTATGCCCGCATCGCTATGCGTGGCCTCCTGGACGGTGACGCTGTGAACTATGACGGCCAGACCGACATCACCGCCACCAGCACCAAGACCTTTGAGCAGGGCGTGGTGGTCATCGGCCGTGCCAAGGCGTGGGTGGAAAAGGACTTCTCCTTTGACATCACCGGCGGCCAGGACTTCATGAACAATGTGGCCCAGCAGGTGGTGGACTACTGGCAGGACATTGACCAGGACACCCTCCTGGCCATCCTCAAGGGCGTTTTTGCCATGACCAGCACCAAGGGCGCTGAGTTTGTGACCAAGCACACCTTTGAGGTGGACGGCCCTATGGAGGCCACCACGCTGAACAGCGCCACCGCCCAGGCCTGCGGGGACCGCAAGAAAAAGTTTGCCATGATCTTCATGCACTCTGTCCCGGCCACCAACCTGGAAAACCTCAACCTGCTCACCGCCCTCAAGTACACCGACAAGGACGGCATCACCCGTGACCTGACCCTGTACTCCTGGAACGGCAAGCTGGTGGTGGTTGATGACGGTATGCCCACCGAGGTGAGCGGTGATGACACCATCTACACCAGCTATGTCCTGGGTGAGGGCACTATCAGCTTTGAGGACATCGGCGCTAAGGTGCCCTATGAGATGAACCGTGACCCCAAGACCAACGGCGGCCAGGACACCCTCTACACCCGCCAGCGCAAGGTGTTTGCGCCCTTTGGCATCTCCTATGAGAAAAAGAGCCAGGCCACCCTCTCTCCCACGGACACGGAGCTGGCCAACGGTGCCAACTGGGACCTGGTGCACTCTGGTGAGACTGCGGAGGCGGAGCGCTCCTACATTGCGGACAAGGCCATTGCCATCTGCCGCATCAAGTCCATGGGCTAAGAGGTAACGCTCCATGACCGTGTATGAGGCCGTGGTAACCCGGCTGGCCATGCTGGGCTACAAGGTCACCGATGAGGACAAAACCGGCCTTGAGTACACCACCCGCAAGTGTGAGACGGCCATCCTGGCAGACATCAACCATAAGGTGCTGCCGGATGGCCTCTTTTACACCCTGGTTGATATGGTGGCCGGTCAATACCTCTATGACAAAAAAGCCGCCGGTGCTCTGGACGGTGTGGAGGGCTTTGACTTCTCCGCCCCGGTCAAGGGCATCACAGAGGGTGATGTCTCCATCACCTATGCAGGGGCCAGCGATGGTGCCAGCAGTGCAGAGGCACGCTTTGACGCATTGCTGGAAACGCTCAGGAACCCACCTGAGAGCTCTCTGGCGGCGTTCAGGAGGCTGCGGTGGTGAAATTACCCGCCGGATATAAAAAGGCCGTGCAGAGCCTGTGGGAGGGCACAGCCACGGTCACTGTGCTGGTGGGGGAACTCAACCCCGCCAATGGCCGCACAGAACAGGTGGAGCAGGTGACCGTACAGGATGCCCCCTGCCGCATCTCCTACACCTCAGTCAAGACCACAGAGCCGGAGAGTGAGGCCGCAAAGGTGGCCCAGTCCGTGACCCTGTACATTGACCCCTCCGTGGACATCCCGGACGGCTCCAAAATCACGGTCACCCAGAACGGTGTGACCCGTGACTATGAGCGGAGCGACAAGCCCGCTGTGTTTGACGCTCACCAGGAGGTGCCGCTGGAGCTGTTTGAGGGGTGGGCCTAATGGCAAGATGGGGCAACTGCGATTATAAGCAGCTCCAAAAGCTGCGGGACAATCTGGCCAAGCTCCAGCAGGTGGACATGGACAAGTTTTGTGTGGATGCCTCCAAGGAACTTGCCGCCCGGCTGCTGGCGCTGGTCATCCCCCGCACCCCGGTGGGCCAATACCCAAAGGCAAGCGGGAAAAAGGGCGGCACCCTGCGCCGGGGCTGGACCGGCAAGAAAGAGCAAAGCAGCGGAGAGGCCTATGCGGCATCCCTGCCGGTGCAAAAGACCGGCAGCACATACACCATTGAGGTCATCAACCCGGTGGGGTATGCCAGCTATGTGGAGTTTGGCCACCGCACACGGGGCGGCAAAGGCTGGGTGAATGGACAGTATTTCCTCACCCTGTCTGAGCAGGACCTGGAGCGCATCGCTCCGGCGGTCATTGAGAAAAAGCTGGAGGCTATGCTGCGGGAGGTTTTCAATGTCTGAGATCAATTTCAACAGCATCTATGACGGCGTGAGCCTTGCGCTGCACGCCGCTTTCCCGGATGTGCAGGTGCACGGCGGGGAGGTCAAACAGGGCTTGATACCCGGTGACCTCAATGTCATCATGCCCGGCGCTGGAAACGCCAAAGAGGTGGGCCAGCGATACCGGCGGACCCCTACTGTGGATGTGATCTACTACCCCAAGGAGGGGCGGGCGGAGTGCTACGATATGGCCCACCGGCTCACCCTGGTCCTGGGGGACATCACCACGCCACAGGGGGACCTCATCCATGCCCGGAGCATGGACTGGAATGTCACAGACGATGTGCTGCACATGATCGTGAGCTATGACCACTTCGTCTACATCCAGCAGGAGCAGGACATGATGGAAACTTTGACTATCAAACAGGAGGGATAAGGCTATGGCAAAGACCAATGCCCAGGAGGCCCCGGCGGCTGTGTTCACCAAAGAGCAGCTTGCGGCCTCCAAGAGATATGCCAACCGGCGGGATGTAATCAGCGCCCTGCTGGAGGACGGCAAAAGCTACACCTTGCAAGAGGTGGACACGCTGATTGAGAACTTTATGAAAGGGACGGTGAGATAATATGGCTTTAGGCGGCGGCATCTGGCTGACCCAGAACAAGGTCCTGCCCGGCAGCTATATCAATTTCTCCAGCATCGCAAAGGCCTCCGCTACTCTGTCTGACAGAGGATATGCGGCGGCTCCTTTTATGCTCAGCTGGGGCCCTGAG